AAGCTCCTAAGTTTGCATTACTATCAAATAATGCTAATTTAAAAGTGTGTCCACCTGAAGATTCAAAACTGTGTTTACCTTGTAAAAGCTCTTGTTTAAAGCTTGAACATATTGCTGATGTTATTGCCATAATTTATCTCCTACGGGTTTGGTGAGGGTATTGGTATTCTAACGGTTCCATCGGTATAGTCATCTCTTCGTCTTCTACCAACTTGCTCACTAGCAAACTTCTGTACCTCTTGTTTATATTTATTTTCATATAAAGTCAACATATCCATTGGACCTTTTAAAAAGCCATATGCCTCTGATAAACAGCAATATAATAGACCATTTGAAAAATTCATGCTAATATAATTAGTGTCATTATTTTCTAAAAGATCTGGCATTTTATTAAAATGCACTCTAAATCTGTAAGTTGTATTAGGGACTGGAGCAAAAGCTATACGGCCTGATGTTGTATCAGACTCTCCTGTGCCTCCACCAAACATAGCATAATATTTAGGTTGACCTTGAGCTGCTGATGTACCAGTTACATCTTGGTATTCTTGTAGATACGTATAATCTTTTTTCTCTAACCATCTATTAGCCCCTGTAGTTTCTGATCCTGCAGTATCGTATACTTGTATACCTCTTATAAATAATGCTCCTGCTGGAGCGTTTATAGATTCTTGTCCAGCAACTAAATTACCTAACTGTTGTTTTCTATCTGCATCAAGAGGAACATCTCTAAATATTCTATATTGTGCATTTAAAATTATATTTTCTAAAACACTATCTGATAAAACAGTTGAGTCTGTTTCCGTATAACTTCTAATTTGTGTTTTTAATCCTGATGCACTTAATCCAGCCATTATATTACTCCCGCAATTTCTTTACAAGTAGGACAACTTTTTTTGTATCTACTATGTGTTCCACACTTTACTGCTTTTCCATTTTCATCTGTATATAATGGAACTTCTGGTTCTTTTGAATAAAGCATTTCTTCGTGTGGATCCATTTCCTCTGGACACGCACATTGCTTTACACCAAATAATTTACAAATAAAATTTTTTAATTTTTTTATCATGGTGTTATCGTAACTGGTCCTGCAGACACAGTTGGTCCTCCTGATTCTTCTGTTATACTAGGAGTTGCACCCAGTGTAAACGTATATTTATCTGTTGTAGTCACTGTTATACTAAAACCTGAAGAGTTTTCATACGTTGAAAAAGCTACACCTCCAGGGCTACCTTGAACGTTTCTAAATCTAACTGTATCACCAGTTGTTCTTCCGTGATTAGGTTCTGTTACTGTAACAGTTTGTGAACTTGCAGTTGTAGAAAAAGGGTTGTTACCTAACATAGCAGCTGCTGCTGGTTCTATTCTTCCTGGTCTTACATGTCTCAAAGATATAGAATCACCATTCATGGGTTTTGGTTCTAATTGTGGTTGCTTTGGTTCAAACTCTGATACATGTACAAATGAACCATTCCATTCTCTAACCATTTCTTTGTATGGAAACTCCATACCAGATCTATCTGATATTGCTTTTGCGTATTTACCTGTTGCGTACTTTGCCATTATGATCCTGGGTAATATGCTTTTGGAGTAATGTGTGTGCTAGATGCAGAGCCATCTTCCGCTAGTGCTCTTGCAAACTCATCCTCATAAATTAATTTTGTTGCTTGAGTCATTTGTGGCATATATTTCATAGACAAGTAATATGCCAGTCCTGATACCATGCAAGGCACAAATCTAAATGGAATGTCAGTTGCATTTGTATAATCACCTACGTCTTGTATTCTTTTTATATAATAAAAATGCATATCTTTAGATGCATTTGTAGAGTCTGGTGTTGGATAAATATGCACTCTAACTTTATCAATAAATCTTTCTACCCAATATTGATTAGGTGTTCCCTTAGATAACTTGTTAGAAAAACCTGCATAAGTAGATCTATCTACTTTAGTCATTGGTGAATCTGATTGTGTTGTTTGAGTTCTATTGGATCTTAACTGTGCTTCAAGAACATCGGACATTCCATAAACATTCGCTGGTGTAGAAACTGCGCTTGTGCCATCATCGCTAGATCTAAAAAAATCATAATCTGACTGACCTTCAATTAAATCCATATTAAGTTCATCCACTTCCCAATAGTGGATACCTCTATTGCCCCATTCTTGAAACAATATATTTAATGTTCTTCTAGCGTTTTTTAATTGGTAACCAGCAACATTTTGCTGACCTATTCTTTCAAAAGCCTCTTCTACTATTTCATCAATAGCAAAAGTTTTATCGAACGTTGCTGTTCCCGAAGTAGTATTAGCCATTTAAACTCCTACGATTCGTAAACTTTAATCCATTCACAAACAATTGTACCTGTATCTCCACTTGTGCAAGCTGGTAAAACGACGTTTACATCTCCAGTAAAACCTGTTGCTTCAGTGTTTTTCAATCCACCAAAAGATGAATAATCATATTCCATTTCACCTGCTAAACTTTGAAATACTACATCTGTGTCAGCATCCCATTGCATTCTAATTGCATCGGCTGGTGCTGTTACAGAAACGTTAAAACTAACTTTATTTAGTCTTACAGTTTTACAAGTCTTTCCGTTGTTAGATGTTAAACCAGAAACATCAACTATTTTAGTTGTGCTTCCAGTAGAATCAGAAACTACGTTGTAGTGAGTGATTAGTTTTTTTGCTCCGTCAAATACAGTTGTATTTAATACTGTGTCTGCCATGTTTTCCTCCTTTTAAAGAGCGCCTGCATTACCAGGCGCTCCGAGTTTATTTATTACGCGTCTGCGTATGGTGTTACTATTGTACCTGATCCAATCAATAAAGAATTGTGAACCATGTATGTAGCAGTATCAATCGCTGTGAAAGATACTACACTACCAACGATTCCACCTTTTGTAGAACCATTCATAGTAATAACATCATTAGATGCGCCTGGTACGAAAGCTTTTTTCGAACCATCGTCAACACCAATCATAATAGCACCTTTAAATTTATCAGTACCATCTGTTTTGATGTCCATATCAGTTGCAGCTGTTTCAACAAAAAATGTGAAAGTTGCACCGATGTTGTTTAGATTGTTAAAGTCACTGTCACCTGCAGTAGCACCGTTACTATTTACATTGATACTTGGTAAAGTAAATTTACCATCAGCATCGTTGCAAAGTAATATTCTACCTGCGTGTGCAGCAACTGTTAATGTTGTGTCAGCTGTTAAACTAACAGTCATACCAGGACCTGTACTTGTAAAGCCATTTTTAGAAATGACTGGTCCTGAAAATGTAGTTTTTGCCATAATTATATCCTCCTAGTTTAATGAACATAGTCTCTAGGCCGTCGACTATACGCGTCTATGTTCTAATTAATTGTATAGTGATTAATTTATATATTAGATTTTAATAAAGCGCAAGAGAGCCTGTAGTGTGGATGTGTTTTTTCCAACGATGTAGCTTTTTATTAAGTAGCTACAGAAACTTGAGGAGCTGCATCATCGATCTTATTCTGAAGATGTGCTTTTTCAGCTTCAGCTATTCTTATATGGCTAAGAACTTCTCTAACTTTTCTATCTATCTTAACCATGTTGAGAGTATATCTACCCTCTTTCAGATGCTCCTGCTCCCACTCTAGATCCAACACTCTCTTTTGAGAGTATAGATTTTCTAGTTGTTGCATTATCGCCTCCATTAATAACCTCCTCGTAGGTTATTCTATTTACTCTTGGATCATGCATTTCTCCAAGATACTCCCATTTTATATCAGATTTTCCTAATCTGTCAATGATAGCATTTTCTATGTCTATCGGAGTTTCAACACACTCTATAATAAAATCAGTAGAGTGTCGATAAGCAGATATTTTAACTTTGAATTGTTTAGAGTGCATTTTTCCTTTCTATTATTGAAATGAGGCGGGATTGTGTCCCGCCTCAAAATTTCAGTTATTACGCACCTTCTACGCCGAAGATACCTCTAGGGTCTGATACTCCAAATGAGTATCTTTCTCTAGCTTTGTATCTTACGTTGCCAGTGTCGAAATCACCTT